ATTCTAGCTGAATTTTGCACCCAAAAACTAAAAGATGGTAAAAGTCCATTCGCAGTCAACTGGCGCCATAAAGGTACCAACAGTGAAGTTAAGATATTAGGTGAATATCTACAGCAATGGAACAAACTGCAAAAGTTTGATACACGCAGTTTCCGTATCATGCGTAACACATTCAAGTACGGTGATGCATTTTTTATCCGCGACCCAGAAACTTACAAGTGGCATTATATAGATCCCAGTCAAGTTATCAAGATTATCGTAAATGAAAGCGAAGGTAAAGCACCTGAACAATATATTATTAAAGATCTAGCACCTAATTTTGAAAGTCTAGTTGCTACACAGATAGTTCCTAACCTAACTCCACGTGCAGGCGGCAATGCCACTCAGCCCAGTGGTGGATATATGGGAACAACAGGCGGCGGAGCATATCCTATTGCTAGTTCAAGTGGACGTTTTGGGGTCAATCAACGTGAAAGTGCCATCGATGCCAAGCATGTTGTACATCTAAGTCTGTCAGAAGGATTGGATAACAACTTCCCGTTTGGTAATAGCCTGTTGGAAAACATCTATAAAGTATACAAACAGAAAGAATTACTTGAAGATGCTATCTTAATCTATCGTATACAACGTGCTCCAGAGCGCAGAGTGTTTCATATTGACGTGGGCAACATGCCAAGTCACTTGGCCATGGCCTTTGTTGAGCGAGTTAAGAACGAAATACATCAAAGACGCATACCTAGTCAGACAGGTGGCGGTCAAAATGTCATAGATTCAGCATATAATCCACTGTCAATCAATGAAGATTACTTCTTTCCCAAGACAGCAGACGGTAAAGGTTCCGATGTTAAGATGTTGGAAGGCGGTAAGAACATTGGCGAGATTGACGACTTAAAGTATTTTACCAATAAACTGTTCCGTGGTTTGCGTATTCCCAGCAGTTATTTGCCTACTGGTGCTGAAGATAGCCAATCAAACTTCAATGATGGCCGCGTTGGCACTGCTTATATCCAAGAATTACGCTTTAACAAATACTGCGAACGCTTACAAAGCCTAGTAACAGCAGTGTTTGATGAAGAGTTCAAGTTGTTCTTACACGAACAAGGTACTAATATCGATTCAAACATCTTTGAATTGAAGTTTAATCCACCACTTAACTTTGCAAGTAGCAAGCAGGCCAGCATTGATGCTGAACGTATCAATACATTTAATACCATACAAGCAATACCATTTGTGTCAAAACGCTTTGCTCTTAAACGTTTCTTAGGCCTAACAGACGAAGAGATTGCAGAAAACGAACGTTCATGGGCTGAAGAAAACGGTAAAGGCGAAGCAACATCAACTGACAGTGCTGGTGAATTACGTAGTGCAGGCTTGTCTGCTAGCGGAATTGAAGGAGATCTAGGCATGTCGGCAGACATGGAAGCACCAGAAGGCATGGACGGTATGGAACCAGGTGCACCATCTGCAGGAACAGCGCCAGGTGCACCAGCGGCTCCACCAGTGGCTCCACCGCCAATGGCATAAATATCAATATGATATTAAGAGAATTGTTTTACATTGATCCAGATACCCGCAAAACAGACAGTGACTTGCGTTACATACCCGCGAACGACAGTTCGACAATGCACAGATCCGATACTCGTAAGACAAGATTAACATTAAAACAATTAAACGAATTACGAAAAAGTAGTGAAGCACACATATTAGAACAGGAAAGCGAGTTAGAGTTTATAAACTCAATGTATGCGGCTCCCCCTGCTCCAGCACAATAATAGGAAAAGATCGTAAACGCGACTCTTTTTCACCAATATCTACCCTGTTTTTAAAAAACAGTGTAAATATATTACAGCCTTGTACCATACAAATTCACAGGAGAAATAAACATGACTGACCGCGCTCAATTTGAAGCTATGCTAGAAGCTTTGATCAATGATGATCAAGCACAAGCAAAAGAAATATTCCACAATATCGTAGTAGGTAAATCTCGTGAGATTTATGAAGAACTACTAGCAGAAGATTTTAGCCAAGACACTGGCAATCCTTACAAGAAAGAATCTTCAGAAGAAGAAATGCCAATGGAAGATGATGATGAAATGAGTCCAATGGAAGCATCTGATGAAGAAGATGATGAAATGGACATGGATTCAGAAGAAGATGACGCTGATGCAGAAGAAGATGACGGCGAAGAAAACCCATTTGACGACGAAGAAGGTGATGAAGAAGGTGACGAAGATCTAGAAGATCGCGTTATGGACTTAGAAGATGCTTTAGAAGATCTAAAAGCAGAATTTGAACAACTATTAGCTGATGAAGGCGAAGAAGATTCAATGGACATGGGTGCAGACGACATGGGCGGCGACATGGGCGGCGACATGGGCGGCGACATGGACGCAGAAGTTGACGAATTAGCAAGCCTAATGGAATATGTTGACAAAGTTGCTCCTCCAAAAATGGGAGACAACGGTGCTTACACTCGTGCAACTGTAGCCAGTAAGAACGATATGGGCGGCACAACTGGTAATATGACCAAGTCATTCTCAACAGAGAAAGGCGGCACACAGGGCGGTTTGTTAAAGCCAACAACAGCGGCACAGGACGGCGGCAACGTAAACGTTCCAGGCGCTAAGAATGCTACCAAGTTAAGCCCAGTTAAAGGCGGTCACGGTGCTGAGAAGAAAGGCAGCAGTGAAACAGCTCCAGATAAAAAGAGCTTGATTGGTTCACGTAAGTAATTAAACGAGACTATTAAAAATATGTCTTTATACCTCCGAGAGAATCTCAGTTTCAACGAAGCAAAAATGGTCGTTGAGTCTGATGACAAAGATGGGAAAAACTTATACATGTCCGGGATTTGCATCCAGGGCGGTATACGCAACGCTAACCAGCGTGTTTACCCTGTAAATGAGATTGGCAAGGCTGTCAAAACCCTTAACGATCAGATTCAAAACGGCTATTCAGTTCTCGGAGAAGTGGATCATCCAGATGATCTAAAAATTAACCTGGACCGTGTGTCACACATGATAGTTAATATGTGGATGGACGGTCCTAATGGTTACGGTAAACTGAAAATTTTACCAACCCCTATGGGACATTTAATTCGTACAATGCTGGAAAGCGGAGTCAAGTTAGGTGTTTCAAGTCGCGGATCCGGAAACGTCAAAGATGACGGATCCGGTGAAGTATCAGATTTTGAGATTATCACAGTAGATATGGTAGCTCAACCTAGTGCCCCGGGAGCATACCCAACACCAATTTATGAACACCTTATGAATAATAAGGGCGGATTAAGTGCCTTACGCATAGCGCAAGAGGTGAAAGGTGACCCTAAAGCACAGAAATATCTCAAAGAGAGCTTATTATCAATAATAAGCAAACTCCAATAACAAGGAGAATCATATGTTGGATGCACTAAAAAGTTTATTCGAAAACAATGTGATTTCTGAAGAGATCAAAGAGTCAATTGAAGCCGCATTTGAAGCTCGTATCAACGAAGCTAAGGATACTGCTACACAACAACTACGCGAAGAATTCGCACAAAAATACGAACACGACAAGAACACAATGATTGAAGCTGTAGATCGCATGATCTCTGAACAATTAAGTGCTGAGATTGTTGAGTTTGCCGATGACCGTAACCAATTAGCTGAGATGAAAGTCAAGTATGCTAAAAAGATGAAGAAAGATGCCAGCGTGATGAAGGAATTTGTTACACGTCAACTAGCTTCTGAAGTTCGTGAACTCCACGAAGATCAAGTTACAATGGCAAACAAGTTTGGTAAATTGGAACAATTCGTAGTTGAAGCTCTTGCTCAAGAAATTACAGAGTTTATGCAGGACAAACAGGATCTCGCTGAAACTAAGGTTCGCTTAGTTCGTGAAGGTCGTGAACAAATCAAGAAGGTAAAACAACAGTTTGTTGAACGTGCCGCTAAGATGGTTGATACAGTAGTAACTCAGAACTTAACTTCTGAAATTACATCACTGAAAGAAGACATCGAAGCCGCTCGCCGCGCAGACTTTGGCCGCAAGTTATTCGAAGCTTTTGCTTCTGAATATTCAAGCAGTTACTTAAATGAAAAATCGGAAACAGCGAAATTACTCAAGGTCATAGACTTGAAAGATTTGGCAATGCAAGAAGCCGCACAGGCAATTGTGAATGCTGAGCAAATTTTAGAAAGTAAACAGGCTGAAATCCGTACTCTTAAAGAGAGTCAAGAAAGAAAAGAAATCATGAGCGAATTACTTGCTCCACTTAACAGTGAGCAAAAAGCAATCATGAAAGAATTGATGGAGACTGTAAAGACTTCCAAGTTAAATGAAAGTTTTGAAAAGTACTTGCCATCAGTATTGAATGGTAAGGCTCCGCAGAAGAAACAGGCACTAGTAGAGGCTAAAGAAATAACCGGAAATAAGATTTCCAACACCAACCGTAGTAGCGAGACAGATAGCAACATTGTTGATATTCGTAAGCTCGCTGGACTAAAATTTTAAGGAGAAATTTAAATGTCAGAACTATTAAACGGACGTTGGGCAGAAACTAAGGAAGCCCTATTAGAAGGCTTACAAGGCACAAAAAAATCAGTAATGGGCGTTACTCTTGAAAATACTCGTAAGTATTTGCAAGAAAGCGCAACAGCTGGTGCTACTTCTGCTGGCAACGTTGCAACACTAAACCGCGTGATCCTTCCAGTGATCCGTCGCGTCATGCCAACCGTTATCGCTAACGAGTTGTTAGGCGTACAACCAATGACTGGCCCAGTTGGCCAAATTCACACATTACGTGTGCGTTATGCCGACAACGCAACTGGCGTAACAGCCGGTGAAGAGGCATTAAGCCCATTCAAGATTGCAGAAGCTTATTCTGGTAATGATAGTGCAACAGCTAAGGCAGCTTCAACAGCTACTTTAGAAGGTCGTGCTGGTAACCGTTTAAGTATTCAAATCTTGA